CAGCAGAACCGAGAATCCTTACCATGAACTGATTAAAGCCAGAAACATCGACCGGATCAGTGTTAAAAATGTTGAGAAGGTTTTCGTTCAATGCCGATCTGCCGGTGGCAACGAACGACCGATCTGCCATCATTACAGGCTGACAGGTTTGTTGATCAACGGGTCGCCAAACAAGCGTAGACGATAATGTGCCACCAGTGATAATCGAACTGATCCTAGCTCTTAGCTGCCGGTAATAACCCGGTATGGCAATCATATAAACTTTGTTAGCAGAAACCGTGATTGGCTCGTTGCGATAAAACAAAGAGGTGCTTGGTACTCCAGCAATGCCTTGCCACTGTGGTTCATCGAGTAGGGCATAAGGGCATCTGACAAAATTGGTGTTGTCGTTTGATCCTTCAATTACAAATTGACCGCCAGTGATCGCCGCACCTGCGGTCACTTGCAAAAGTAACTGTTGGTTATCTTGCGCGAGAAACGAACCAGTGGAATTATTCAATAGGTTAATTCCAACTGCACTCATGCCACTAAATGTACTTGCCGATCCTGCGTATGTTGCGATCGCTTGAATGGTGTTGCCAACACTGACCTGAGATGGATACTGTGCTTCGTCAACGACAACTAACAGGCGGTCCGTGTTATTCATCAACGATGTGTCAAACTCAAGATCCAAGACAAATGTTGAAAGCCAAGTTCCTCCGGTTATTGTTTTTCCGGCAGGATTGTAAATCAGGGTTCCTCTACCGTAATCTAGGTTGATAATCCCAAGAATATACTGAGGCTCAAAAGTTCCGCTAAAATTGATGCTACTAAAGTCAATTTGCGAAGATGCTGCGTTAAAAGCGTATTCAAAAGATTCTAGTATTCTTTTCATATTTTTATCCTATCCAAACATTAAAGCATACACCAATGCTATTTCGTCTGTCGTCAGATCACCGGATCCAAGGATCGAGTTACCGTTGATCGTCTTGATATTCGTGCCAGAGACGAGCGTGGCCTGCTTGGTTCCAAGACCAGTGCTGACGGCCAATGTTGTTGGATATTTGATGTTGTCCGGAGAAGTCAGATTAGTGGACTTGTTGGCAACATTCTCAGGGGTAAACCCAAGGGTGTCTTGCTTTCCTGCAAGCCCAGGAACGGTTGGAAGATCGGCAGTTCCTCCAAGATCCCCAGCCAACTTCAGCTTTCCCTTGACTGTTGAAGTGGCATCAGGAACACCACCTGAAACAGCAGAGTCAACATATGCTTTGACGGCATTTTGGGTGGGATAAAGGGTGTCGGAGGTCCCAAGGGCTGTGTTGGTGGATTTATTCGCAACATTCTCAGGCGTGAATCCTAGAGCTGGTTCTGCGCCAATATCAGCAGCGGTTAAGCTATAGTTATTCCAGAGCTGAGTGCTTGAGTTATAGGTTAGCGCCTGCTTATTGGTGGGGCTTGAGATTGCCACATTGTGCAGCTCCTCAAGCTCGAAACCGTTCGTGATCGTAACCTCGATCGTGCCTAGCGTCGGATGCGCCCTGGTACAGATCCCGATATAGACCATGTGATCAGGAGCGCTGGGCTTCGTGGCTGTATATCCACCAGGTACCGTCGGTGAGAGGTAAAGCGTGACGCCTTCAGGTACGCCAAAGGTATTTAGGTTTTTAGCCTGGCCTGCATGTACCACGGGCCCGTCGGAGTTATTGGCAATGTCCTGAGCGACCATCCCATAGGTTCGCGCTGATGTGGCGTCAGAGTTAGCCAGAGCCTTCGCTATCGTTGGCCTATTTCCCAGCATGCCGTTTAGGTAAACCAGCGTCCCAGCCGTTACGGTGGCGCCTGTGTTATTCCGTACCGTGGTGATCAATACGCCATCTGACCACGATGTATCGTAGTTCGTGCTGCTATTCTTTACCAGTACCTGCCCATAGGTACCGCCATTCGGAACGCCTTGTCCCACCGGACCCTGAGCGCCGATCGACTGGAGTTCGATGCTATTCGCGCCCTGCTCCTGGATCACCAGCTCGTTATTCTGCTCCGTGACCAGTAGCTTATTCTCGGTCGTCTGGATCTGGATTATATCGCTCACCTGGTAGCCTCCGGCGAGATCTGGACCACGCCCTCAAGCAGTCGGTAAACCGTAGCGCCTTGAGAGGCTTCAATATCGTAAACGCATTCAAGCAGCGCTTTCTGTGCGGTTGGGCCCGTAACGGTGGGCAGAGCGCCAGTCTGCGCGGCTGTCAGGCTCAGAGTAAACTGCCCGGGATTCGTGCCCTGATTCGCGAGCGTGGCGGTAAATGTCGCGAGAGCCGTGGCGTCGCTGGTCTTGCGCTTAATCTTGCCCGTGATGGTGTAACCAGTGAGGTTAATTCCCACTCCTGCGGAATCTTTCCATGTGATTACCTTTGAAAAAGTAGCGCCTTGCTCGATTGTGAAATTGTAATTAGCAGCCAGCATCTAAAAGCCTTTCGTAAAAAAGGCGCCCGAAGGGTATGCCTCCGGACGCCTCTTATGTGTGGTGCGGAGTAATTAGATCCGGTAGCCCTTCACCTTAACTGCGAAAGATCCGGCAGTGATGGTGGTAACATCGAGCTTCACTTCCTTACCTTCAGCAGCGTAGCGCTTTTTAGCTCCACTAGTGAGGTATGCGCCAGCTCCGACATAAACGCCAGGGGTGGCTTCAGTGATGCCAGCAGTGGCTGCGAAACCGTCTGCATCGTCATCGTCGCCGACATTAATGTCACCAGTAACGGCGGTTTTGATGATTACATCTACATTCTCAATTACGCAGTCAGCGAGGATAGCGACGATATCGCCGTCCACTGGAGACGCAGGATCGAGAGATGAGTTACCAGAGCCAGAGGCTCCAGAGGCATAGTGCTTAACAACGAGAAACTCTTGATTCTTAAACATCGTTTATTTCCTTTCTATTAAGCGATGGTTACGACACGAAGGTTATCGAACTGCTTCAGTCCGAGCAAGGTGTCGCAGTTAACGCGCTGAGCGCGCTTTCCGTCAACTCCGAGATCGTACACAGAAACATTCATACCGCCCTGAGCTGCCATCTGGAAGAAGGAGCTGTGGTAGAAGTACGAGGTATTTCCGAACAAGCTCGAGAACTTCGGCATGAAGCCGAGGATCTGAGCAGGCAAGCCACCATTGAGCAACGGAGCGTTAGAAGCACCGAAGTCCGTTGAGAGCAGGTTTGAGATATTGAACAAGTCGTTAAGCTGAGCGGCACCGAGTGCCATGTAACGATTGCTCATAGGAACATCTTGAGCGTCGAGCAGCTCTTTAGCTGTCAGAATGTCAGCCAATGCAAGGGTAGTTCCAGTGGCGTAAGCCAGAGTGTGGTCTGGAGCAGCAGCCGAAGGAACGATCAAAGAAACGATCAAAGCCTGGATCTTCTTCATGATTGAATAGATCGCCAGCTCCTGAAGTTTCTCCATCGCAGGAAGAGCCTGCATCATCGCCAAATTGGTGATGATGAAGTCTTGAGCGATACGCTTGTTGATGATCAGCTGGATCTGAGAAACAGTGATCGCAGAAGCGTCGTTCTTCTGGTCTTCAGCGAGTTCTACTGCATCGCCGAATTCAGGGAAAGAAGATACATTAACGGTATCTCCGAGATTCTGGATCTCGCCCTGGTAATCTTTGCTAATGGTGTCAGCCATTGGAAGCTCGGCGAGGAGTACATCGTAATATTTTGCACTCCACAACTCAGGCACCAAAACTGACAGTTCGGTACTGGCTCTTTCGATTTGATCTGCCATTTATTTTCTCCTATTTCGCCTGCTTCTTAAATTGAATCAGAGCGGATTTATATTTATCGGCATTTTCAGCCGACGGGTTTTTTTGATATTCATTTTGCAGCTTTTTCACATCATCAAATGTGATCGAGCTTCCGTCGCCAGTTACCACGGGAGAGGCGCTATTTACCGTCGGAATCGAACTCTGAAACCAGTGAGGCCTCAGTGCCTTTAGCCGCTGGATCGCCTTGTCAGCTCCAGTTACGGTAAACTCGCCTTCGTTTCCATTTTGAAGGTTTACTTCTGGAAAGTCAATGAGCCGCAGATCC